GATTCGAAGCGCATGACATCTCACTGAGATGATGATATAGTCTAATCTTATAGGAAACTATAAGCAGTCGAAAGACGGGTAATACTTAACGATTATTACTGAATATAATGGGCAAACAGATTCACTAGCTGCAGTCAACCCAAACAACGCTCAAATTGAAGGGGCAGACGCAGTTGCACCAGTTCTAACAACTACGACACGTGTAGGAAATTATACGCAAATTTCTGACAAAGTTGTACAGGTTAGTACGACTGACGATGCTGTAGATACTGCAGGCCGTTCAACTGAGACCGCTTATCAATTATCCAAAGCATCTGCTGAACTAAAAAGAGACATGGAAACTATTCTTTTGTCTGATCAAGCACCAAATGCAGGCGCTACAGATGCACCTAGAAAATTAGGTGGATTAGGCGCGTGGGTTACGACTAACCAAGTAGACACAGCTGGCGGAGCACTAACAGAAGATATGCTAAAAGAAGCAGTACTAGAAGCATTTACTGCTGGTGGTGAACCATCAATGTTACTGGTGTCACCAGCTAACAAACAGGTCGTAAGTACCTTTAGCGGAATCGCTGAACAGCGCTATCAAGCACCAAAAGCATCTGCTACAACAATTATTGGCGCTGCAGATATATATTTAAGTGATTTTAATACCCTTAGTTGTGTGCCAGATAGATTTTTATCTGACGAAGTATCGTATGTATTAGATCCTTCAATGTTCGCTGTATCATATCTACGTCCGTTCAAGCAAACAAAACTTGCTAAGACTGGCGACTCAGATAAATACATGTTGAACGTAGAATATTCGTTGCAATCCAATCAGGAAGCTGCAAGTGCTGTAATGAGAGATTTAACGTAAGCAGTTATTTAATATAGTTATCGCCCTCTTCGGAGGGCATTAACTTAAGGAAAAATATGAAACAATATACAGATCATAATAATAAGACTACATCGGTAGGATTAAATGATAAGGACGAAATAACTATTAAACAATCACAAGATGTGACTGACTTAATAGAGCAAAACAAACAAGAATATAATAACGCGGAGACTAAATGGTCAGATCAGTTATTTGGAAACAAAGTAGCGTCTATACCATTTACAGCAGTAGATAAACTAAACAAACAGGGGATTATGCAAGGATTTAAAGTGCTTGACCAAAAAAGATTCTTTGCTTGGTTAAACGATCCAGAGAATAGATTCTTCAGAACAAAACCAGGACACCTATAGATGCCAGCATTCACAAGTTACGCAAACCTACAGACAAACATAGCAGATTATTTAGCTAGACAGGATCTTACAGATAAGATTCCTATGTTTATATCATTAGCAGAGAAAAGACTTAACAGAGATTTAAGGCTTAGGCAGACACTGCAGCAATCAACTTACACTATGGACAGTGGCTTTGAAGTCCCAACTCCAGCTGATTTTTTGGAATTGCAGGATATACACCTAGCTGGTAACCCAGTTATTAACTTAACGTTTCAAACAGTATCACAATTCTATCGAAGAAATGGTAACTCACAACAAGGTCAACCAATAAATTATACGCTAGTTGCGGATTCATTTATATTAGCTCCAGCACCTACAGGAAGTTCAGTTGTAAATATGACTTACTTCAAAATCCCAAAAGTATTATCTGATGAAAATCCGTCGAATGAGTATTTGGATGTATGTCCTGACTTATTACTATATGCAAGCCTGGGCGAAAGCGCACCCTTCTTGATGAATGACGAAAGATTAGTTACATGGGATAATTTATATCAAACAGGTTTGGCAAGTATTACCAAATCAAACCAAGACTCAATATTCCCAGCGCAGCCTTTAGCAATTCAACTTACAACATAGGACACAAAATGGATTTTACCAATTATTTAGCAGATCGCCTTGTAAAAGCAACCGTCGGAGACGTATCTTATACAGCTCCAACCGCAGTTTACTTAGGCTTATACACAGAAGACCCAACTAAAGCTGGTTTTAGCTCAAATGAGGTAGACCAAGACTCATATAACAGACAGGTTGTTAAGTTTTCAGCTCCAAAAGATGGAGTAGCTACCAATGACTCTCAAATTGATTGGAGTACAGCAACAAGTAACTGGGGAAATGTTGGTTGGATATCAGTCATGGATGCACCTTCTGGTGGCTTTATGCTTTACTACACAGCACTAGATAATGCTAAAGAGATACTATCTGGTGATCAGTTCAAGATAGACTCTGGAAAATTAAAATTAACCTTGACATAATAGGACACAAACATGGCATTAAATATTAAAGATAGAATATACCAAGAGACTGCAACAGAGGGGACAGGAACACTAGTTTTAACTAACGTTAAAGAAGGTTACCAAGGGTTTGTTGCTCTTGCTAATGGTTCACAAACTTACTACTGTATTACTAATGATGAATCTTGGGAAGTAGGACAAGGACAGTATATAAATGATGGAACAGATACGTTGTCAAGAACGTTGTTATCTTCTTCAACTGGAGCTTTGTTAGACCTTAAAGGTAATTCAAGTGTGTTTTGTACGTACCCAGCAGAGAAGGGTGTGCTTTTAAACCTTGATGGCAATATACAACTTCCAAATGTTAATACTAGATTTAAAAACATAACTAGCGACCAAGTTACCTCACCTGTCGTTATAACTGAAGCAGTTATTGTTGATGGTACTGCTGGAACTGAAGGTGATTTAGCCAAGCTATTAGATGTTTATACTAAAGATGAAATAAAAGACATAGAGGAAGCTCAGAATAAAGAGATTGCAGAGACATATCTATCTAAAGTAGATGGTGGTACTATTAAAGATTCAGTGATTATTGATGAGCCTACGCAAGATGTTGCTTACAGTTCCTTCAGTATAATGGGTAGAATTGATGGAACTAACGGCAGAACGTTATTGAAAGATTTTCATTATTCAAAAACAGATACTGAAAAAAATGATGGAGTACAATACTTTGGTACACAGATAGGCGATAGTTCTATAATGAATCAAGGACAAATAAAGAGCTTAATTGGAAGTACATCGTTACCTATTACAGGTGGTGAAGGCTTTGAGATGCAAGGCAACTTAGATATGGGTGACCATAGAATAATAAGTATGTCTGACCCAATTAAAAATAGTGATGCAGCAACTAAATTTTATGTAGACTTACAAAATAAAGGACAGGACAAAGTATCATTATATATTAAAGAAGCAACAAGAAGAACTGATGGCGGAATTGATGAAAACCAATTTGTAACAAACAGTGACTTCCAAGCAACAACTGATGAGTTTTACTTCTTAAATGCTTATAACGCACAACAAGTAAGGAAGAATGTTAACGACTATGAAACAAGCCGCACAGCAAAGATAACTATATACGCAGCAGAAGATGGACAAAAAGTATACACAGGCTTTATTAAGAGCATTGTTGCAGAAGGTGGAAACGCAAAAGTAACTACAAATCCATTATTTGTAAAGGTTAATTATGCTTGGTCATTTTCATTAAAGGCTTACGCTGTAGTTATTGAAAACTTAGTTGAGAGGGACGGCACGGTAAGGGACACATTAAAACAAACAAAAGAGGTTAAATAATGGCAATTAAAATATACGGAAACGAAATTGTCTTTCCAGATGAATCAAAACAAACAACCGCTTTCACAGGTAAGGTTGAAGATGTCTACACTAAAGAACAAATCGATGCTCAACAAAAAATACAAGATGATGCCATTATAGAAAACAATGATGACATAGCTAGACAACAAATTGAGATAAGCAACCAACAAACAAGTATAGATAAGAACACAGGTGATATTGACACAGAGGCTGACAGAATAACAGCCAATACTACTGAGATTGCTACAAAGGTAGATGAAGCACCAGATGACGGTGCGACTTATGGACGCACTAATAAAACATGGACAAGTATTGGTGGCAGTGCTGGTATACCTGATGCACCTGTAGATAATGTTCTATATGGCAGAAAGAATGGTGAATGGGACCCTGTAGCTGATGCTAGTGATATCTATACTAAAGCACAGACAAATGACTTGTTAGATGAAAAAGCTGATAAAGCAACAACTTACACTAAAGCAGAAGTTAATGCTTCACAGGCTACACAAGATGATGCTATAGCTAATAACACTATTGCAATAAATGCAAACACAGATGCTATTGCTGCTTTACCAGCCCCTGTAGATGCTTATACTAAATCTGAATCAGATGCCATAGATAATGCTCAAAATACTGAAATACAAGCTAATACTGACGCTATTGCAGCACTTCCTACTCCTGTAGACACATATACTAAATCTGAAATAGACACACAGCAAGGCTTACAAGACGATGCAATCACTGCTAATGAAAATAACATTACAACTAATTCATCTGATATCGCTAAAAACACTGCTGATATACTTACTAACAATGGAAACATTGCAACAAACTCATCTAATATAGCTAGTAACACAATTAAAACAGAGAATAACGCTCTTGCTATTGGTGAGTTATCAGAAGAGGTATCAACAAACACAACAAATATTTCAACAAATACAGGAAATATATCTACTAACACAGGAAATATATCTAGTAACACATCAGCTATTGGTACACTATCTGGACAAGTAGGACAAAACTCAGAAAATATAGCAGAGCTACAAGATAGCATATTCTTTACTTCAGCTTATTCTGCTGACTATCCAGAAGCTCCAAATAGAGACCCTGGAGATGGAAATATGTATTTACAAAATGTAGCTTTGTTTACATATAGCTATGCAGAAGCAACACAAATCTTTGCATCTAAGACTGACGAAGCGGGAAATGTGCGCCAATTCACTGCTATTAAACCTGGTGATTCAATTGTGCTTAATGAAGTCCAATCACCCAACTACGGAAGATACGAACTTGTTAGCATTGAAGATGTAACAGGTGATTATGTTGTAATGAATGTGACCCCAATGTTAGGACAAGGCACAGTAATTACAGGTGCTAAAGTAGCTTTTCAAGCATTTCCTAAACCGGGTACTGACAATATATGGACAGAATCAGTCAATGATGTTTACTTTACTAATAACAATAATGGGTTCTATGTTAATACATCACAGTCAAACTCAGTTAATTTAATTGGATATAATGGTACAGACTTTAATGACATATGGTTAAGAGGTGTAAATACTCCTAACACAGGCGTTGGTGCTTTAACTGATGGAAGAATCATGATGCCAGATGTTGCAAACACCTCAACAGGAGAAGCTCCTAATTTAGTTATTGATGATGACGGGCAAATAATAAAATCTACTGTAATAGCTTATTCAAGAAAAGAGGTAGAAGGATTAGTAAATGCTAAAGATGAAATCATTGATAAACTAACAGAAAGATTAGACGCATTAGAAAAGAGAGTTAAGTAATGTTTGGATTTACAAGCTTTGCTGGTTCACCATTTGCATCAGTAGGTGGTGGAGCAATTCTGAAGTCTGACGTAAGTATACTTGGTGAATCTATTTTTAAGGTTGATGCTAACGCAACATGGAATGGTGATGTATTTATATTGGGCGAGGGCGACATTAAGGTCGATGGTACTATAAATGGTTCAGGCTGGGTCAGACAAAATCCAAACACACCTGAGTGGGATGAGTCTAAATCACAAGATTGGAATCGAATTAACTAAAAAGGAATAATTATGCATATAGTAGCAATAGTAGCACTCTTAGGAGCGGTAGGTTTAGGTTTTGAGAATGATTGGGCTGGAGCTAAAGCTTATAAATCATATAACGAATGTCGTGAAGCTAATCCAAAGTTTCAGAACACAATAACACAATGGAAATACGATCCTTGCAATATTGCAGCTTACAAATTAAACAACAAATAAGGTAAAACAATGGCAAAAGCAAAAATAAGTCAGTGGGACTCCAATCCCGCTTCAAATACAGACGTGGGAGGTATCAATATATCTGAGAACTGTCCACCTTCAAATATTAACAATGCAATTAGAGAAGTAATGGCTCAAGTCAAGGACTTTCAAGATGGCTCATCTGGTGATAGTTTAACGCTTAATGGTTCATTACAAGGAAATGGTAACTCTAACTTTCCTACCTCATCAACAGCCAAAACTATGCCAGCTGGCGAGAATTCAACTAAAATTGCAACAACTGCCTATGTTGATAGAGAAACTGGTGCGTTAGGAACTATAGCTACACAAAACGCTAATGCAGTTGCTATCATTGGTGGCACTATTGGCGTAGCAACAAAAACTGGTCAAGATAACAGTATCTTTATGAGAGAAATAGGTACTAATGCTGTTGGTAAGAAAACAGTGTCTAGCTTATCACCAAGCGGTGGTGTATCAGGTGATGTTTGGTACAAAGTATAAATGGCTGGACTATATGTAAATGACAATGGCACTTGGAAGCTACCTAAGTCTATATGGGTTAATGATGGCACATCTACGACTGGCTCTACTGGCTGGCGTGTGTGTAAGAATGTCTATGTAAATAGAAGCGGTGCTTGGCAAGAGATGATTAGGTCGGTAGATCTTACATCTAGCAAAACAAACTTTAATTTATGGCAATATGTAGGTAGCCCAGTAGAAGCTTTATCATTAATATTTAATATTAACGCTAATGTTGAGATTACATCTTCTGACCCTGATAAGTCTGGAAGTAGAACACCGGCATTTACTGTAGGTAACTTCCCAGCTGGTTCATCTGTTATTGTAAATAATAATGGTTTTATAGGCGGAGGTGGCGGTTATGGAGGAGGAGGCGCTACTAATAACAATACAGCTGGAGAGGCAACTAGAGGTGGTAACGCTGGATATGGATTAATAAAAGGAAGCTCTAATAACTACGATTGTACCTTAGTCAACACAGGCACTATTGCTGGTGGTGGTGGAGGTGGCGGTGGCGGTAATGGAGCTGCTTCAACTACCAGTTTTGGTAAAGGTGGAGACGGTGGTGCTGGAGCTGGCACTTCAGGTTATTCAAAAACACAAGGTGGCCCAGGTAAGGGTGGAAGTTGTGTTGGTGGCACTTTAGGTGGTGCAGTTGTTTGTGGTAAAGCTGGTGGAGCTGGTGGTAACTTAGGCGACAACGGTGTAGCATCAGGCAAAGGTGGTGGCAATGGCGCTCCAGCTATATTAAGCGCTGGGATAGACATAGCAGTTTCTGGTAATATTGATGGAGGTATAGGATAATGGTAAAAAGATTAAGTTTAGGTGAATGGACTCCAGACCTCCCTTCAACAACAGGAACAGAAAGTAACAGCCTAGCTGATGCAAGAAATGTATATCCTAACAACGTAGGCTATAGTCCTTTTCCAACGACAGTTGTTGTATCACCTCCAGCAGACCAAGACTTAACATCTGTGTATGCTGGTAAGAAAGATGCATTAGTGCAAATATTTGCTGGTAGCGATCAAAAGCTATACATTACATACAGTGAAGGAACACCTATAACAAAAAGAACACTCGATTATTCAGGTGATGTTGTTATTGAAGATGTAAGTAGAGAATCATCGCCTTATAGCATCTCAGCAGAGTCATGGAGCTTTGAGCAGTTTGGTGGAAGGGTTCTTGCTGTAAAAAATAACAATATTATACAAGCATGGGAGTTAGGTGTATCATCAAAGTTTGAAGATTTAACTCAAGCGCCTACAGCTAAATGTATGACAATTTGCCGAGATTTTGTTGTTGCTGGTAATATTGATGCAGGCGATAAGCCTAACCTAGTACAATGGAGTGACATTAATGCAGAGGACATTTGGACTCCGGGATCGCAATCACAAGCTGATAGTCAATATCTTGCCGATGGTGGTGCTATATTAAATATGACTGGAGGGGAGATTGCTGTTATATTTTTAGAAAATGCAATATATCGTATGTCATATGTAGGTTCACCTTTATTCTTCCAATTTGATAAAATATCAACTACTGGTTGTTTTGAAGGTAAGAGCTGTATTGAAGACAATGGCACATCGTATTACTTATCTAATGATGGTTTTTACATGACTGATGGCAATACTGTACAACCAATAGGGTCAAATAAGGTAGATGAATGGTTCCTTGCAAACGCAAACTTAAAAGAATTGGTTACTATGTCAACTACAGTGCATCCAATTTACAAATTAGTTATTTGGAACTATGAAGATAACTTTGGTAAAAGACAAAACTTAATCTATCACATAGAATCAGGTAGATGGAGTCGTACTGAAACTGAAGCAACATCTGTAGGTAACATTGCAACAGTTGGAACTGACTTAGAAAGATTAGGTGTGTTATATCCTAACCTAGATAAAGATGTACCAGCACCATTAGATGATAGAGTCTTTATGGGTGGTAAATATATCTTTGCTGGAACTAAAGCTAAACAAATGGTAAGCTTTACTGGCCCATGTATTAATCCTAGATTAGAAACATTAGATATTGAAGATGGCTACCAGTCTGTTATTACTATGGTTAGACCAATAGTTGACAACGGAGAAGCTGACATTTCATTAGCTGCAAGACAAGCATTAGACGACACAATCGAATTTGGTGCTACAGCAGAGTCTTATGAGAACAGAAACAATGTAAGGTCTGGTGGTCGATACCATAGAGTAAGGTTAGAGCCTACAGGTAACTGGACAACAGCTATTGGAATGGATTTAACAATTACACCAAGTGGACAGAGATAATGTATAGAAAACTTAACAACAACGCAACACCAAGAGAAACCGCTGAAGTCGTTAATAGAATACTAGATGGTGGTATAAACTCAACAGGCACAATTGCATTGAATAATGGAGACACTAAATTGACAAATTTGCGAATTGGTTATGACAGTGTAATATTGTTTAGTCCAAGAACAGCTGAATTATCTGGTAGCCCTTATGTAAAAATAAAAGCTAAAGGTGAAGCAATTATTGCTTTTAGTGGTACTACTGGCGCTAAATATGATTATGTAATTTTAGGTTAATTTTACAAAGGAGCAAGGATGAATAGTAAGTTATTAGTAATACCCGCACAATTTGTGCATAAGCATTGGAATTTAGCTGGTCCGTTATTACAAAAAGCTATCGATAAAGGAAATAACGAGTTCACTTTAGATGACCTTAGAGGAGCATGTAGTAGAGGCGAACAACAACTTTTACTTATTATGGTAGATGATAAGTGTGTCTGCGCTTTCACTGTAATTCAATATAATTTTCCAAGACATCGTCAGGCTTACATGAGCTACGTGGGAGGGTCTCAAACAAAAGAAGGTTGGGAGCAATTTAAGCAATGGGTAAGAGATCAAGGGTGCGATAGAATATCAGGCTCAGCAACATCAGAATCAATTTTTCGCTTATGGCGGAAATCGTTTGGATTTAAAAAGACCTACATTTCTGTAGAATATAAACTAGAAAAGGAACAAAATGATACTTAAATTAAAAGTGTGGCTACTCAAAAGGCTATTGCAAGATGTAGCAAAACAAGGTATTGAGGGTGATACTAAATTAGCGCACATTAATAAATTTGAAGATAGGCTACTCAAGCAAATGGGCGGTGAGGGAAGTATTAATCCTGACACTGGCTTAGTTCAGTATAAGGGTGGCGGTGGAGGTGGACAAAGCACTTCAAATACGTTAGATCCAAATATAGTTCCTTATGTTACAGATGCACTAAGCGAACAAAAAGCTTTATACAATCAAGGTCCAGCAGAGTATTATCCGGGACAGACTTACCTTTCAGCCAACGCTAACCAACAAAGCGCAATGAACCAAATGGGAGCAAATGCCAATATTAACAGTTCGATGCTACAGAATTCTACTGATTTAAACAACCAAATGATACAGGGTGACTTTCTTCAAAATAACCCAAACTTCGACGCCGTTATGGCAACTGCTGGTAGAAAAGCCACTGGGATTTATAATGATGCCATGCAAAACACTAACAGCCAGGCAAGTATGTCAGGTAGATATGGTAGCGATGCACATCAGCGTTTAGCAAGTGATAACCAAAGTAATTTAGCAACTTCATTAGCTGATACTGCGGGTCAATACTCGTATCAAAACTATGCTAACGAACGTGGCAACCAAATCAATGCTATGAACAATGCTGGACAAATTTCTCAGAATCAAAATATAGGAGCTCAAAATCTTATGAACGTCGGTAATCAACAAGCTCAGTTTGATCAAAATGCCTTGAACGCTGACATCCAGCGTCATGACTATAATCAAAATGCACAAGCTCAATTACTATCAAACTACACTAACGCTGTATGGGGAGCTCCGGGTGGCTCTCAAAGTGTAACAACATCATCAGGGGGAGGTAAATAATATGGCTAGTGGAATTTTATTAGGAGCTGGGTTGGGAGCTGGAACATCAATGTTATCTGGACAAGACCCACTAAAAGGTGCTGCTTTAGGCGGTGCAATGGGTGGAGTATCTGCTGGATTTGGTAGCGCGGGAGTAGCAAGTGGTGCTGAAGCGGCAGCTTCTACTGTACCATCTCATTTAACTTCAAATGCAGCTACTAATGTTGCAACAAACACAATGAACCCAGCATTAACAAATGGTTTAGGACAATCATCTAATGCATTTACACAGTTTGGACGAGATGCTAGTGAAATGGCAACAAATGCTTATGACACTGTAGGTGATACTGTAGGTCAAGGATTTGATTATCTTAACGATAAAACAGGTATGGAAAATAAAGATTGGACTCAGATGGCTATGAATCAAGGCATTAACTCTATGCAACCTGACCCACAACAACAAATAAACCCTACTCCTATGGGAGCTGGTATATCAAGACCACAGGTTGATTTATCGCAAGGTGGTAATAGCTTGCTTTCATCAAACCCACTCACAAGTGGACCAGCCGGTAGACAAATGTCACAAAAAGATTATGAACTATTAAAACGAGGACTATTATAATATGGATTTTTTAAAGGATGTATTTGGTTCTGGTATGAATATATTTGGAGCCTCAACGCCACAAAATACACAGCGTATGATAGATGCTGGTTTACTAGCACCTGATGCTGGCGAAAAAGCACAAAGCCAATCATTAATGAGAGGTTTATTAGGCACAGCTGTATCGTATGCTTCACAACCTCGCACAGGTGGCTATAATTCCTGGGTGCCGTATGCTGGTAAAGCTTTTGCTCAAGGTATGGAACAAGCACAACAGCCTATGGATAACATGTATG